CCGGTGACCGCGGTGCGGGTCTGGTCGACCGGTACGACCGCCACCAGCATCGTCGGCCTGGTGTGACGTGTTTCTCGGCATCAATCTCAGGCTAGGCCGGTTCGGTGGACTCGGCAACGGGATCGAATTCCCGGCGGTGCTGCAGCTGGAAGACGGCGGCGGCATCCTGCTTGAGGACGGTGGCTACATCCTCCTCGAGAGCACCGACTACCTGTCCTACAACGTCGAGCTCGAGGATGGCGGCAATGTGCTGCTAGAGGATTCGTCCTATCTGCTGTTCGAGAACGACGAATCGCTATTCACCAATCTTGAGTTCGAGGACGGGTACGACGCCCTACTTGAGGATCTTGACCTTCTACTTTTGGAGAGTTGACCATGACTGACAAAGCCGTATCCGCACTCACGTCTCTGACGGGTGCCAACACCGCCACCGGCGACCTGCTCTATATCGTTGACATCAGCGAGGCTTCTGCTGCAGACCGCAGCAAGAAGATCACCGCGCAGGAACTGCAGAACTACATCAAGGGATTCCCCGCGACGATCGGTGTCGGCGGTGCCACGCCTGCTGCGTCGGGTGCTGGTGTTTCGTTCCCTGCGACTGCGTCTGCATCAAGCGATGCAAACACGCTGGATGATTACGAAGAAGGCGGATATGACATCGCAATTACTTGCGGAACGAGCGGCACGGTGACAATTATTGCAGCCTTAAACAGAGGGGCTTATACGAAAATCGGAAGACAAGTTTCCGTTACTGGGTTCGTTCGTGTTGATAGCGTTGCATCGCCGGTTGGTCATTTCAACATTTCATTGCCGATTGCGATCGGATCTTTGACCGAAGAATCTGCCAGGTTTGCTGGTTCTGTAACTGCGGACTTTGTGGTTGCTGCAAATATTGGTGATTTTGTTTCCATTGGACTTTCAGGAGAATCGGCAGTTAGAGTGTATTTGGGCGATGGCCCCAACTTAGTAGGTGATTCGGCCCAAGAACTTAAAGCGAACACAGATGTTTATTTCAATTTCACATATTTCGTTTGATGTATCTGCATCGGATGATGCAGACGGACAACCAGGAGGAACATGATGGCGCTTGAAGAGAAGGTTGAAGTTGATCGGATTGAGATCGTTGCTCATGGTGTTGTGCAAGTGCGCGAGGCAACGACCATCACCAAGGACGGCGAGTTCTTTGCTCGGAAGTTTAAGCGCTGGGTTTTGAATCCCGGTGCTGATCTGACTGGCCAGCCTGCCAATGTGGTAGCGCAGTGCCAGGCCGCGTGGACGCCGGAGGTGATTGCTGCATGGCAGGCCAAGATGGCGGCGGATCCGTTGGCGCGCTCCTGACGAGCGTCAACCATGAAGGCTCGCTACAAGGATCCAGAAGGCGGGCTGACAGAGGCCGGCAGGCGGCATTACGAGTCGACGGGCGAGAGCAATAACCTGCAGCCCGGCGTGAAGGAATCGAGCCCTACCGGCCAGCGTGCTCGCCGCAAGGGTTCGTTCCTCACGCGGTTCTACACCAATCCGTCAGGCCCGCTGGTCAACGACAAGGGTGAGCCGACGCGGCTTGCGTTGGCGGCTCGAGCATGGGGCGAACCTGCTCCGCGCACCGCAGCTGCTGCGCAGCGTCTGGCCGCGAAGGGTCGCAATCTGCTCGAGCAGTACAAGGCCGAGGCTTGATATGGAATACGACAAGAACACAGGCGGGATGCGGCTGACGCCAGAGCAGATTCTCAAGCGCCACGACGCGGCCCAGAAGAAGAAGGACGAGTTCCAGCAGATCTACCAGGACGCCTACGAGTTCGCGCTCCCGCAGCGCCAGCTGTACGGCATCTGGGAGGGTGGCAGCACCGGAACGAAGAAGATGCAGCGCGTCTTCGACTCGACCGCCATCAACAGCACCCAGCGGTTTGCCAACCGGCTGCAGTCGGTGGTCTTCCCGCCGCAGCGCAAGTGGTCGCGCCTCGAGCCTGGCCCGTCGATCCCGATCGAGCGCACGCAGCAAGCGCAGGCGATCCTGGACGCATACGGCGACAAGATGTTCGCCGTGCTCAAGCAGTCGAACTTCGACATCGCGATCGGCGAGTTCCTGCTGGATCTCGCTGTCGGCACGGCCTGCATGATGGTGCAGCCGGGCGACGACGTGACGCCGATCAACTTCATCCCGGTGCCGCTGTTCCTGGTTTGCTACGAGGAAGGCGCGAACGGCCAGGTGGACAACGTCTACCGCAAGATGCGCATGAAGGGCGAGTCGATCCAGCGCCAGTGGCCGGATGCGAAGCTGCCGGCTGAAGTGCAGATGCGGATCGAGCAGAAGCCCACCGATGATGTCGACCTGGTCGAGGCGACGATCCACGACTACAAGCGCGGCGACTACTGCTATCACGTCATCGACAAGATCTCGAAGCAGGAAATCGTCTACCGGCGGCGCAAAACCTCGCCCTGGGTGATCTCGCGCTACATGAAGGTCGCGGGTGAGATCTACGGTCGCGGGCCTCTGATCACGGCGCTCCCCGACATCAAGACGCTGAACAAGACCAAGGAGCTTCTGCTCAAGAACGCGTCACTCGCTGTCGCTGGCGTCTACACGGCTGCCGACGATGGCGTGCTGAACCCCGCGACGGTCAAGATCGTGCCGGGCGCGATCATCCCGGTGGCACGCAATGGCGGCCCCCAGGGTGCGAGCCTGCAGCCCCTGCCCCGCTCTGGCGACTTCAACGTGTCGCAGCTGGTGATCAACGACCTGACCGGCAGCATCAAGCGGATCCTGCTGGACGAGTCGCTGCCGCCGGACAACATGAGCGCCCGCTCGGCCACCGAGATCGTGGAGCGGATGAAAGAGCTCGCGCAGAACCTGGGCTCGGCGTTCGGACGCCTGATCAACGAGACGATGATCCCGCTGGTGGCCAAGATCCTCGAGGTCATGGACGAGCGCGGAATGATCGATCTGCCGTTGCGTGTCAACGGTCTCGAGGTAAAAGTAACCCCCGTCGCGCCGCTCGCACAAGCGCAGAACATGGAGGAGGTTAATGCCATCCTCCAGTACGCGCAATTGATGCAAGCGTTCGGGCCTGACGGCCAGCTGGCGCTCAAGGGTGACGCGGTGGTCGACTACATCGGCGACAAGCTCGGCGTGCCGGCTACCGTGCGCAACACCCGCGAAGAGCGGGCGGTGCTCATGGAAGAGGCCCAGAACCGGCAGATGGAAGCGATGATGATGCAGCAGGCTGCCATGCAAGCCCAAGGCGCAGCGCCGGCAGGAGCGCCCGCTTGAGCGGCTGGGACGAGATCGAGGCGCTCGCAACGCCCGACATCCGCGATGTAGACCAGAAGCGCGACGACCTGGATCGCCTGGTTCTGCGTGTATTCAACGGCGAGGACGGCCAGAAGCTCCTGATCTGGCTGCGCCACATGTACGTCGACGTGCCGATCGCCGTGCCCGGCACCGACCCCTCGCACGCTTTCTACGCTGACGGTCAGCGGTCGGTTGTGCGAGACATCCAGGCGCGGATCAAACGAGCGAGGAACCTTTGAGCGAAACCGCAAACGAGCCCGGCAGCACCGGCTTACTCGACAGCGTTACCGTTGAAGACGACAGCAAGCCGGCAAGCCCCCAAGCAGCGCAGATCGATCACCGCGCCGCTGACCCCAGCGCACCAGCACCCGAGGATCCCCTTGAGCGCCCGGACTACTGGCCCGAGAACTTCTGGAAGAAGGACGCGAACGAGCCCGACCTCGAGGGCATTGCGAAGTCTTGGCGCGATCTGCGAGCCAAGATCAGCAAGGGCCAACACAACGCTCCGGCTGACGGCAAGTACGACCTGACCGCGTTCGGCGATGGCAATGCCGAGAACCCGATGGCCAATGCGCTGACGGGCTGGGCGAAGGAGCGCGGTCTCAGCCAGGCCGACTTCGACGACCTGGTCGGCACGCTGCAGACGCAGGCCAAGGAGCTCATGCAGGGCGAGATGGTCGATCCGGCTGTCGAGATGAAAAAGCTGGGGCCGAATGCCAACGCAGTGATCGGCGGCATGGTCGATTGGGCGCGAGGCCTGGTCAACAAGGGCGTCTGGGGCAAGGACGATTTCGAGGAGTTCAAGATCATGGGCGGCACCGCGGGTGGCATCCGTGCGCTGATGAAGCTGCGCGAGTCTTACGAGGGCCGAATCCCGATCGAGGTCGCGCCGATGGAAGGTGCGCCCAGCAAGGAAGAGCTCTACCAGATGGTGGGCGACCCGCGATACAAGACGGACGCCGCCTACCGTCAGAAGGTTGAAAGACTGTTCCAAGCAGTCCTACAATAGCCCTGTAGTCTCCTCCTCCCTGATGGATTGACCCGGCCTCCCCGCCGGGTCTTTTTTCGTCCACTTGTCAAACGGGCCGATCAGGAAATAGAATCGGCGTCAAGGCCCACCGGGTTTACCCGACCCTCACCGCAGCGGATGCTGACGAGTGGCTGGCGCAACCAGCAAGCATTCGGCCCTGTGCAACGCAGGCCCACCGGCGCGAGAACCCCAAGTTTTCAACCGAATGAGGTGATCAAATGGCAATCGGTCTTTCCAATGCCTTCGTCACTCTGTTCGACGCAGAAGTCAAGCAAGCCTACCAAGGCAAGGCAATGCTTGTCGGGGCCACCAGGGCGCGTCGCGGAGTCGAAGGTTCTATCGTCAAATTCCCCAAGGTCGGCAAAGGCACCGCTACCCTGCGCGTTCCGCAAACCGACGTTACCCCCATCAACGCGAGCTTCTCGCAAGTCACGCTGACCCTGCAGGACTGGAATGCTGCCGAATACTCGGACATCTTCAGCCAGGCCAAGGTCAACTTCGACGAGCGCCAGGAGCTTGTGCAGGTTGTCGCAGCCGCTGTCGGCCGCCGTCAGGATCAGATGATCATCGACGCGCTGGTCAACTCGGGAACGACCGCCACCGTTGCGAACAGCATCGGCGGGTCGAACACCAACCTGAACCTGGCCAAGCTCCGCGACGCGAAGCGCCTGCTCGACAAGAACAATGTGCCGCCCGAGGGCCGTCACATTGTGATCCACGCCAACAGCCTGTCGAACCTGCTGTCTGAGACCTCGGTCACCAGCAGCGACTTCAACACGGTCAAGGCGCTGGTTCAGGGCGAGCTCAACACGTTCCTGGGCTTCACCTTCCACGTTCTGGGCGACCGTGCCGAGGGCGGGCTGCCGATCGATGGTTCGAGCGACCGCAAGGTCTTCGCGTTCCATCAGCAGGCAATCGGCTACGGCGAGGGCATCGCAATGCGCACCGAGATCAACTACATCCCGGAAAAGACCAGCTGGCTGGTCAACGAGGTGTTCTCGGCCAACGCGGTTGCGATCGACGCCGAGGGCATCGTTCAGATCACCTGCCGCGAATAAGGAGCAGATCATGGCATTTTCGAGCACTGGTCTTGCATTGGTCGCCGGTTCCAAGGCTGGCAACGCACCGCAGATCTGGTCTTACCAGTCTGCTGATGCGATCGCCACCGTGAACACGTCGGGCTACTTCAACGACGTGGCCTCGCTGATGAAAGTCGGCGACTTGGTCTATTGCTACGACACGGCAACCCCGACCGCCAACCTGGTGGTTGTGGTATCGAACAGTGGCACCGTTGTCGATGTGTCGGATGGCACGTCGATCACCGTGACCGACAGCGACTAATAGCAGCAGCAACCAGAAGGGCCGGCTTTCGCCTCGAGCGGAGGCTGGCCTTTCTCACATT